ACTAAAAACGAGCGGTCGGACTTTTCTGCTTGTACGACTTGGGGTGTTTTCTACTTGGACGAGGATGAGAACAATGCAAACATTATCCTGCTTGATTCTTTCCAGAAGCGAATGGAGTTTCCTGAGCTCAAGGAAAAAGCCAAAGCCCACTATATAGACTGGCAGCCGGATGCTTGCATCATTGAAGCTAAAGCGGCCGGAGCCCCATTGGTCTTTGAAATGCGGGCCGCAGGAATACCAGTTAGCGAGTACACCCCGACCCGAGGCACGAGACAGCAGTCAAATGACAAGATTGCCCGTTTGAATTCAGTGTCGGACATGTTTAAGTCTGGAAAAGTCTGGACGCCGGACACCAGATGGGCCAGAGAAGTGATGGATCAAATGGCTGCTTTTCCTAATGCAGCTCACGATGACTTGGTTGATACAACGGTTCAGGCGTTGCTCAGGTTTAGACAAGGCGGCTTCTTGCGACTAGAATCCGATGAACGCGATGAGATCAGCGGTTTTCGCAAAAAACGTATCTACTATTAAGGATCAGATATGGCAGCTTCAGATATGGTTCAAGGCATTGGCGGTGCGCCGATGGGTCTTGACTTCTCAAATATAGAACAAGACGACTCCCCGGCAATTGAGATCATGATTGAAAATCCTGATGATGTTGAGATTGGGATTGATGGAATGACCATTGACTTGATGCCTGATAGTGACATGGAAGAAGATATTCCATTTGACGCTAACTTGGCTGAGTACATGGATGATAGCGAACTGGGAAGTATTGCTTCCGAGTTGGTTGAGTTAGTTGAGGCAGATATTTCTAGTCGGCGCGACTGGGTAGATATGTATGTCAAGGGCTTGGAAGTTCTGGGGATGAAGTACGAAGAACGTACTGAGCCTTGGAGTGGGGCCTGCGGTGTATTCAGTACGTTGTTAACCGAAGCGGCCGTTAGGTTTCAGAGTGAAACTATTCTGGAGACTTTCCCTGCGGCCGGCCCAGTGAAGACGGAGATTATTGGCGCCATAACTCGTCTGAAGGAAGAAGCAGCCGAGCGTGTTCGTACTGATATGAACTACCAGCTCACTGAGGAGATGCCAGAGTACAGGCCAGAGCACGAACGTATGTTGTTCAATTTGGGCTTGGCGGGCGCGGCGTTTAAGAAAGTCTACTTTGATCCGAACCTTGACCGGCAGGTATCTTTGTTTGTCCCGGCCGAAGAGTTGATTATTCCTTACGGTGCGGCCAGTGCCCGTACAGCGGAGCGTGTGACTCATATCATGCGCAAAACCAAGAACGATATTTTAAAGCTGCAAGTTGCCGGCTTCTATCGTGAGGTTGAGCTGGGTGAGCCACAGATTTTTCATTCGGACGTTGAAAAGAAGAAAGCTGAAGAGCAAGGCTACAGTATTAACGACGACGAGCGTTACCAGATTTTTGAAATTAACGTCGAGTTGGATTTAGAGGGCTTTGAGTCCGAAGATGGTATAGCAATACCGTACATTGTTTCAGTAGATCGCGGCACAAACAAAGTGCTGTCTATTTACCGCAACTACAAAGAAGGCGACAAGCGCCGCCTAAAGAGGCAACATTACGTTGACTACTGTTATATCCCCGGTTTTGGGCCATACGGATTTGGTTATATTCACTTGATCGGTGGCTATGCACGGGCGGGTACTTCTATCATTCGCCAACTGGTAGATGCGGGTACGCTGTCTAACTTGCCCGGCGGCCTAAAAGCTCGCGGCTTACGCATTAAAGGTGATGACACTCCAATTGCTCCGGGCGAGTGGAGAGACGTAGATGTGCCGGGTGGATCGGTACGCGACAACATTATGCCGTTGCCGTACAAAGAGCCAAGCCAAGTACTGGCCGGTTTGCTAGATAAAATTACCGAAGAAGGTCGTCGTCTGGGTTCCATTGCTGATATGAACGTCAGCGACATGAGCGCCAATGCGCCTGTTGGAACTACGCTGGCTTTGCTTGAGCGCCAGCTAAAGACAATGTCCGCAGTGCAAGCTCGCGTGCATTACTCTATGAAGCAGGAATTTAAACTGCTGCGCGACATTATTCGTGACCACGCGCCAAAAGAGTACAGCTACGACCCGGAAAATGGTGATCGCCAAGTCAAGCAATCCGACTATGACATGGTTGAAGTCATACCAGTCAGTGATCCTAACTCCGCCACAATGGCTCAGCGGATCATGCAGTACCAAGCTGTGATCCAACTGGCCCAAGGTGCTCCGCAGATTTATGACCTGCCCCAGTTACACAGACAGATGATTGAGGTATTGGGGATTAACAACGCTGACAAGCTGGTTCCGATCAAAGATGACATTAAGCCAAAAGACCCGATCAGCGAGAACATGGGTTTCTTGAATGGCGAGCCAACCAAGGCGTTTATCTTCCAAGATCACGACGCGCACATTGCAGTCCACTCGACATTCCGTCAAGACCCAATGATTGCACAGCAAATGGGCCAGAACCCACAAGCGCAATCAATGCAAGCGGCCATTCAAGCGCACATCAACGAGCACTTGGCATTTACATACCGCAAGCAAATCGAAGAGCAGATGGGTGTACCACTTCCAAAGCCGGACGAAAGATTGCCAGAAGATGTGGAAGTTCAGCTCTCGCGCCTCACGGCTCAAGCGGCTACCCAGTTGATGCAACAACATCAAGCTCAAGCTCAACAGGCTCAGGCTCAACAGCAAGCGCAAGACCCGCTGGTTCAAATGCAACAGCAAGAGTTGCAGATCAAAACGCAAGAGGCTCAGACCAAAGCGCAAAAGGTGCAAGGCGAGCTGGCTATCCGTCAACAAGAAATGCAACTCAAAGCACAAGAGTTGGCCTCACGTACAGGCGAAAGCCCGGAGATGATGGCCGCTCGTGCTCAGCAAGAAATGCAAATGTCAGAGCAAGAACATGCTTTGAAGATGCAACAGGCAGTACAAGACCATCAGCAGAAGATGCAATTTGAGCAGCAGCGTGACGCTCTCAGATTGCAGCAACAAATGATGAAATCACAAAACAAACCGATTGCTTAAACATCGGATCGTAAAGGAGAAAAATGGACGATCAAGTGCTCGATCTTCTCAGGAAGAAAATTGAGGAAGAGCGTAAGGCTGTTGTAGAGAGTCTGGTGGACGGTATAGCAAAAGACTATGCCGAATACCAACACCTGTGCGGGGTTATCCGGGGTCTGTTGACCGCACAGCGCGAAATTAACGACCTCTTGCGTAAATTGAAAGACTCTGACGATGACTGAATTTGATGTTCAAGCAGTAGACCTGTCTGGCATCCTCAACAAATCTGTTGATGATAAAGCCAAGCAAGTCCCTGATCCTGTTACCTATCACCTCCTGTGCGCCTTACCGGAAGTGGATGAGGAATACGAGAGCGGTATTTTAAAAGCCGGTCAAACCATGCACTTTGAAGAGGTGCTGTCGCCAGTCCTATTTGTAATGAAAATGGGGCCGGATGCATATAGAGATGAAAAACGCTTCCCAAGTGGCCCAAGCTGCGCGGTAGGTGACTTTGTGTTGGTTCGCCCCAATTCGGGAACCCGCATAAAAATTCATGGCCGTGAATTCCGCGTCATCAATGATGATTCAGTGGAAGCCGTCGTCCAAGACCCTCGCGGCATTAGCCGCGCAAGTTAAGGAGTAACGTATGGCAGAAATTGAAAAAACGGAATTTTCTTTTCCCGATGAAGAAAAAGAGAACCCTCGCAAGGGCGGTGCAGTTGTAGACATTGAAGAAACCGAGATTGAGATTGTTGACGATACTCCTGAGCAGGATCGCAATCGCAAGCCAATGGTTGAGCCTCCCAAAGACGTGTCTGATGACGAACTGTCCAAATATGATGAAGGCGTTCGCAAACGAATTCAGCATTTCAGCAAGGGTTACCACGAAGAGCGCCGAGCTAAAGAGCTGGCCCAGCGGGAAAAGGATGAGGCATTACGTATTGCCCATACCATCATTGAGGAGAACAGGCAGCTTAAAGGCAGCTTGAACACCAATCAGACCGCTTTGATCGAGCAGGCCAAGCAAAATGTGGCTAAAGAGGTAGAGGAAGCTAAGCGCAAATACAAGACTGCCTATGAGTCTGGCGATTCTGACGCTTTGGTGGACGCTCAAGAAGAGATGACGAACGCCAAGATGCGTGCTGAAAAAATCAGCAACTATCGGCCTACCCCTTTACAAGATCGCCAAACTGCGGTACAACCACGAACACAAGAGTTCACACCTCCTGCTCCTGACCGAAAGGCAGTTGCTTGGCAAGAGAGGAACTCATGGTTCGGATCAGACGAAGAAATGACGAGCTTTGCGTTGGGGTATCACTCCAAGCTTATCAAAGAAGGCGTCGATCCACAATCTGACGAGTATTACAGTAAATTGAATGCTCGGATGAAAAAAGTTTTCCCAGAAAATTTCGATGCTGAGAAAACGGAGGATGCTTCCACTCCTTCAAGAAAATCGAACGTTGCACCTGCGACACGTAGCACAGCGCCTCGAAAGATCGTGCTTACCAAAACGCAAGTCGAACTCGCCAAACGGCTCGGGGTTCCATTGGAACTCTATGCTCGTAAGGTTGCGGAAGAAATGAGGAAATGAAAATGGCTGAAACTAAACAAGATACACGCGAGCCCCGTGCTCTGCAAACTCGTGATACGTATGAGCGTCCAAAGCAGTGGCTTCCACCACAGCTTTTGCCCGATCCAAATCCAGAAGATGGGTTTGCGTTCCGCTGGATTCGTATTGCAACTCTTGGTAAAGACGATGCCACGAACATTTCTGGAAAACTTCGTGAGGGCTGGGAACCTGTAAAAGCGTCAGATCACCCCGAAATTCGCCTGTTTAGTTCTGGTCAAAACCGGTATCCTGACAGTGTGGAAGTTGGCGGTTTGTTGCTTTGCAAAACCCCGGTAGAGTTTGCTGAACAGCGTGATGCGTACTACCGCAGACAAGCGGAAGCTCAGATGCAGTCAGTTGACAATACCTACATGCGCGAGAATGATCCACGGATGCCTATGTTCAAAGAACGTAAGTCCACGGTCACTTTCGGAAAAGGTAATTAAATTTTTATGGAGTCTATAGATGG